AGTGCCTTACACCCAGGCTGTAGAAAGAACGGTATATTCTCGAGCATCAACGTGATACGACCAAGCATCTCACGTGCTGTCGCACCTTTGTTTGCCATGACCGCAACTGTTTTCTCTGAGTGAAATAGTGCATACCATAGAAGATATGCACAGGCAGATATTGATTTACCAGACTGACGACACGCAAGAACAATATTGAATCGATTGTTCTGGAAGTGGTTGAACATATCCCTTTGGTATGGATATAAATTAAATGTCACTAAACCTTGATCGAGAGCGATTACTTTAACATACTTTTCACAAAAGTAAATAGGATCGTTCATGCATTTTGCGTACTCCTGTATAAGCTCAGGCTCCCACTTCTGCTGAACTCCATCACGTTTTACATTTGGATTGCCGAGATAACTACTCGTCTGTTGGGGTAACATCGATCTCTTCACTTTCTTTCTGTAGTAGTCTCTGTAAGTCAGCAGTCGACCCTACAAATATATTTTGTTGATGTTCTATTTGTTTACTGTCTTTTGTTGGTTGGGTAATGTCTTTATGCTTTTTGTTGAGGTCCATCAGTTTATCGTTGATGTCTGATATATTCTTCAACATACCGGCAAGGACTTCATACGCCCGCGGGTGCTCAGACTCACGTGCCACGTGGATCATATCCTCAAGACCTTCACGACCCTTCTCAATCAGATCGTAGTATGTCTCACGCGAATAATCGTAATCGCTTTTTACATTATCATCTTTATCACTCATCATGCACTATCTATAATTGTTGTTATGAATCCAAAGTCAGAGTCAGCCATTCCATGAATACCAGCTGAATCTTTTACATTTACTCGTATTGTTTCTAATCCTCTTGACGAATCGTTTAATCCGACACCAAGCTGATGCATGACAGCATCAACCTGTCTGATAATACTACTATTAGATATTGGTCCATGGAAACTTACTTTCATTTCAAAATCAAGTGTGTATACTATCGTTCTTCTTGATTCAATGGCCCCTTCGAAATCGTCTTGAAAAGATAGACCTTGAATAATGATTGGAATATCTTCCTTAAACTCAGGATATTCCTGTGTAAAAGGTTTAATTGTCAGTGTATACTGCGGATTAAAGAACGGCAATATTTGTTCTACTACTTGTAATGCATCATCCTGGCTTTTCGCATAAATGTTTAACTGAAAGTTAATCGTCCACGGAACTGGTGGAAAAAACTTCTGCCTAGACCCAGTGCTAGAACCTAAAGTATTGAATGTATTTACTTTTGTTAACTGTCTTGCGAGGTCATAAGTAAAGTTTGTAATCTCAAACGACATGCGAGGAAGCTTAATAGCAACTTGTGTATCAGCACTTAGGTCTGGGTTCTCTCTTATTCTCTCTAGATATTTGTGTTTCGGTGCGTATGACAGTGGAACCTTTACTTGACTAATAACAGACCCAGCAGAATTTTTACGCAGCACGTAGAGGTTGTTAAACATGCGGCCAAAGATAGAAACGCACTTCCGGATTTTTTCATGATAGTAATAAGTCCCAAACATTAATTATTCTCCGGATCACCAAATGGGTTAGTTTCAGTAAAGTCTAAGAAATCAGTTGATTGAGTGCTGAAGTCTAGACTTTGTTCATTAGATGCTATCTTATTATCTTCAGCCACGGCCGATATCGTAAAGTCTGAATCCTGGATTCTTAGTGTTCCACCAGAAACAAAGTTGTGGAACTTGCCGTCATCAGCACCGGCATGAATCAGGTGCACCTTATTATCTGAGTCAGACCATTTCGAGATCTCACCCTGCATCACAACACCGCTACCGAATGTTTGAGTCGCAATCAGACCGATACGATCGTTAATAGACAGTGGGCTACCATGATCAACGGTCAGTACATAGGTATATGAGTAGTCTGCCTCAATCTTATCTATCTCTGCAATTCCGGTATCAAGATCCTCATCGCTATACTCGAACAAGGTGGCTCTGAGTTTAAAGACAGGCAAGTTTGATAACTGATAGAATGGCTGCTCGTGCTCTACATGACGAATCTCAAATAACTTATTTGTCATTGGCAGATAAATGAGATCACCCTCAAGAGGTCTAACTGCAGTTACGCCGCTATCCATCCTTGCAACTTGTTGAGTCCATCTTCTTCTAGATACAACGAACGTCGCCTCGTCACGGATCTCGACACCAAACCTTGTAAAGAGATCACCCTCTCCATCAAAGCCATCGATATTCTCAATATACATCTCGATCTTATGCGATGAGTTAAATTTTGATGGGACATCCTCACCAAAGATTCTGTCTTCTCCAACTAGATCACGCGGAAGATAATATACATCTTGGCCATAAGTCTTTAGCGACTCGATGACAATATCTTCGTATAAGTTCTGTTCTGATCTGACCTTGTCAGAGAAGTATAAATTTTTCATATTAACCTACAAAGAATCCTGGTGGCATCTCGTGTTCGAGACGAATGGCTTCACGATGCTGTTGAATCTCGTTTGTAGCATCATCGTAGATTTGTCTTCCGTTTAGAGTGACTCCACCTGGAAGCTGCATACCTTCAAACTTAATTAGGTTCTGGCCCCACTGCTGTTTAATCAATGAGGTGGTATACTCTTTAAGCCATAGATCATTATAGATCGACGTACTCGTGTCAGGATCAATGATCTGATAAACCTCTGCAATAATATAATCACCGGCCTTGATATCATCATCAGCAAAGTCTCCAAAGATATACAGACGATTCTGTTTACGAGAAAACTGAACTTGTGGATGGCCATTAAGTTTCATGTCGAGTAATGAGAGATACTGTTGCATCTGCTCATAGTAAGCAAGGTCACCAGCAAAATGAATTAGTGACGCCATATCGTTTAGCATCATCTGATACTTGATATCAAAGAAGTTTCGACCAGAGTTAAAATTGGATGCTAGTGGAAAAAGCTTTGAGACATATGTGATATTTGAATTAAGAGAGATGTACTCGTTCGTAACATCAGATTCTGTCACTAGATGTTTCAGGTATGTACGTAGCGTAGCCTCACCGTGGTATTCTTGATAGTACTGTAAAGCTTCGTCAACGCGATCTTCGAGTTGGTCTTCGTCGACGTTGATTTCTATAACAGGATCACCCAACCGGCGCTTGCAATAGTCTATCAATGTCGATCTTGAGTTCGGGTTTGCCATAGAATTATCCTTTAATGGTTCTATGGTTATTTATATGTTTTGAATCTAGAGGTAGCGAATATTCTGTATTCCAGGATAATTTACTAAACCTAAGACATCGGGTGTATACCCTTCAGGAAAATCAACCTCAATCCTTGGCATAACGGTATCTAAATGTAATTTACCTGCTGCTTCATATACATCATACTCTTCAGCAAGTTTCTTCATCCATAGATACCAACCGTAATCGCCTATTTCTTCTACTTCATTTTTCAAATGTCTAGTAGACTCTACAATACCTGGTACGCGTGTATCGTAAACATAGGTAGGATACCTATCGTAAAGATGTCTCAGTTTTAAGTTACCTTTAACATGAGCATCTTTATATACGAGATAGAGTAGCGTATCTTCTCCTACTTTAAAATCAGGATCATACCTATATCCATTGACTGCGTTCTTCGAGAACATGACAAGTCTATAGTGTGTTTCCCATTTGCTTAAATATTTGTAGCAGTGCGTTGCCCAATGTTTATGTGTATCGGAAAAGTCATTACTCCAGTCATTCCGTTTTGCGATAAGGGTCCCGTTGATTGCTCTCTGCCACCAACTATAAGCTTGTAAAAAACATCTTACTCCGTGGCCATGAATTTTTTCTGGATTAGTTCTGTCATTGCATCCTAGATAAGGATTTGACACGCCCTCAACAAGAGGATTAGTAAGAGCTAACAACTCGTTATAGCCATTTTCTCTCCAGATACCAAACTGATATTCTAATGCCAATACATCAATTTCATCACTATGCTGAGCAATCTGCTTATACGCCCAAACACCATGGGGCGTTATAAAATCATCGCCGTCAATCAGAACGGCATAGTCATAGCTCGATGCACTAAACAAATCATAAACTGAATTTTTCCCTTGACTTGCAGTTCCATTACTCTCTGTGACTACATACTCGATATTATTAGCAGTGCAATGGGCAATAGCTGATTCTTTAAAATCCTCATCTTGTGTATTAATGACAATTGTCATCTCGTCAATTGGAATTGTTCTTTGATGCCGCTTGAGCGAATGCATGTTTCTACAGCACAGAACATAGAATCTAACAGTCTTCATACTATTACTCTATTGGCTTCATAGGCCATGTAACATCTGTTGGAAATCCAGACTGACCTGGTATATCTCTCAGAGCTTGGCGGTATGCTATCATTTCGCTTGTTGGATTTCTATCAGATAACATTTCAGAATCGCTTTCGATTAAAAGAACATTCCTCTTACTTCTAATCAGATTAGCTAACTCATCATTTGTAAAATCTTGAACTGTCCATCCCTCTGTAATCGTGGTCTCAGTCTCGGTTATTGATTTAACTAATTTTTGAGTTGAAGCATCATATGAGGGTTCAGCATCATACACTACTTCTTTTAGACTACCAGTATCGGTAGTTAATTCAAAGTCAGTAGCACTACTTAATTTATTCCAATGAGAAATGGCTTCCTCTACCGCTTCTTTTGCAGTCTCATGTATTAGTGTATCATTAAAATCGCTAACTGCTCGTCTCACGTAATAGTCTGGACTATTCTCTTTAGAATACCTTACCATAATCTGTGAACTAGCTTGGTCTAACTTTGTAATTTTATATGAAATCATTATAAATCCTACTATGTAAATTTAATAAATGCTGATCCGGTATTGTTACTCTGATATCGTATTGCTGTCCATAACTTTTGTAGATCATCACTCGCACTTGGATTGCTTTGCACAAAACTCCAATAATACCGTGTGGTCGATCTTTGATCTTGCAACCTTGTGTGAGTTGTATAGTTACTTCGAGCAGTCCTATTAAATGAAACATCGACTGTTCCTAAACCACCAGACGCTCCATCCGTTGCTTTTACATGCATCGTATTCCATCCAGAATCAGCACTATTTGAACTTGATAACACTAGAATAATCGGGTTTGAACTTATTCCAACACCAG